TCTTTGTTTCGTCTTCTGTGTACCGCTCAAAGTATGTCACGTTAGCAAAATTGATATACTTATAGTCTTTGTAAGTTTTAAGCCTCAAAACTACAATCATAAAAATTTCCTTTTGTAAACATCTTAGCACACAAAAAAAAATTCGCCTACAAAGAGGCGAACCAAAAGCCAAAATCAAGCCCGTTAATCTTTCGGCTTTATATGCCCACACTTTAGCACCATGTCTCCATCTGGGTAAAGTGAAACCACTTCGCTAACTCTCTCGCATATAGGACATTTAACCTTGATTATCCTAGAAACCTTGGTGCGTGGGTCTTTCAAGGGTTTTACCGGCTCATCTTCTTTTGGCTCATCGCTTAAATAATCATCTACTTGGTCTTTTAAGTCCCTGTATTGATCTCTTATAATTGTGCTATTGCTTGGGCCTTTTATTATTTTTCTGACTTGAATATTTATTTCACGCTTTATCTTGTCTTGTCGCTCTTTAGAAACGCCAATCTTGTCTAGCACCCACATTAAAATGCTGGCTATAGTTCCAATCGCTCCCCACATTAAAAATAACCTCGCTTAAAAATAATCATAAACTCCAAGATACACACACCGGCGCTTATTAAAGTAAAAATTATTACATAAAAGTCTTTAATCATTTCTTTAAAAAGCCCGTCCTTACAATTATCCGTAACAACTAAGCCAAGAATACAAATAAGGTTTATGTAAAAGGCATATTTGTAAATCAAAATATTTCCCTCAAGAATATATCATTCCATCCCATAATTGTAATTCTAGCACGTTGTTTGAATAACTTGTGAGCAATTAAATATATACATGGGGTTTTAACTATCCTGATTTGATATTTTCCATTTTCATCTAATGCTTCTGGCTCAGGGCATAAGTTTTCATCAAAGAAAAATTTTACTTCTTTTCCCTTTAAATCTATGAAGTAATAATCACCAACAGAGCTATGACAAAAATCTGATCCTACCTTTGGGCCATTGTCATAATTGCATGAAGACTGAAACCGAAGCTTTTCTTCTCCGATAGTATCAAACACACCGAAAAGATGGACACCGTTACCGCTAAACAAAAATATTTCTATTAAGCAGGATATGTCGAAAGGCTCCCCTAATACTGGAATGAAAGTTTTAAAATATTTTTTCTTTTTAAAAGTTCCCTGCTCTTGTATTTCAAGCTTTTTGGTTCCATTACAAGAACGAACAAAACCACGAAAGATTTCGTCGGAAACTTTAGCCTCGACGGTATAGCCAAACGGGGATTTTTTGGCCGTACCGTAGCCGTCAATCTCTTGACCATTTACAGAAAACTTTAGCTCTCGCCGATAATTAGAATCATCAAAGTGTAAAGTGTTTTTCTTTTCTTCTTTTTCGATAGATGAACAACCGAAAATAATTAAAGCTAAAAGCATGTAGCGCATTTAAAACCTCAATGGCTTATCTGTCTTAGCCCTTAAGCCAAGCCCAATAACGCCGTTGGTAATTAGAATATTCCTAACTTCTGAAGTTAAACCAGGGGCAAACATACCCCCGGCAATTAAGACTAGGTTAAAAAAAACTGTCTTACTTCTAAAGTATGATTTACTTGAGTTTTTCAAGAACTAGCTCCACCAACTCAATACCTTCTTTAAAAGACAAGTCAGAAATTTCCCCACCAAGTTCTTCATAACCTTGGAAAGCGTCAACCAGCTTAGTTCTAAACTCTTCATCGTCTACAATCTTAACAATAAGACTTCCCGCGTCTGTCCAGTCTAGCCCATCTTCCGCTTCTTTCTTCATAAAATCGTAAAGAGCAAACACACCTTCCAAAACTTCTTTAATTTCTTTTATGCCTTTTTCAGCCATAACAAAATCCTTTCGACAAAAATGTTTACAAAATTGTGTTTATTATTGCACCAAAATAAAAAAAAGGAAACCGTCAAAAAATGACGGCTCCCAAGCGAAAAAGGTTAGATCATAAATTCTATATTAAACAATTATCTTTATCAATTTATCAATGTTTTTCCTCATAAACTTAGCTAGGCCGGTGTCAATTTGTTCTATGTATTTATGCGGTATGTCGTGATCGTTCTCATATTCTATGGCATGTAAGACTTCATGGACAAATACCCTAAACATATCGCAACGGTCTTTCTTTATGCGAATATAAATCACTTTTTCGTCATAGTCACACAAACCGTCTACTTCTTTCCCCTCATGAAAAAGTTTCCTTTTGAATCTAACTTCCCAATTCATCGACTCAACATCAACTAATTTTGGATAATCTCTAAAGCTTTTCATTTTCCATACTCTCGCTTCATTCTATCCAGCGATAAAGTCTCAAGATCAAACACGCCGCTTCTAACATTGTGAAGCACACAACACCCGCGCCAATGATAATTACCCTGTGGGCCTTTGTACATTTCGTCATGTAGATAGTAGCTGCCAGTAATTAAGCCCATAACCACATTGCCGTCAGTTAAGTCTTTTCTCCCAAACTCTAAAACTTGCTTATGTCCCATCACAAAACTATATCCAAGCTTTGCAATCAAGTTTTGAATATTTCCGCCGTAAGGATTGCCGGTCATTGGATTAACAAAATAATGAGAATAAGAAACACCGTCGATTTTAGCGACTTTTAAAAAATCGAAAACTTTCCAGTCTTTCAAATATAAATCATCATAACTTAGCTTGTCTTTTAAATGCGGGTAGTTTTTTACCGTCCGAATAATACGTTGCTCATGGTTGCCCAGTAGAAAAGTAAATTTAGGTTTCCACTTCTTCTTAAGCTTCATTCGCTTTTTAATCGGGTTTATTAGCCGCTTCATAGCTTCATTGCCCGCTTCTATGTCTTGATAGTATCTTTTGCCTTCAGCGTTTATAGTTCCCATGTCATACGTTGACAGGCTTTCCATGTCCCACCAATCGCCAAGGCATATAATTTCGTTTGGCATATAATGACAGATAGCTCTAGCTAACCAGTCTATATGATTTTGACTTACACTAGGCTTTACTTGAGTATCAGAGATAACAAAATGAGTTCTCATTTTTACACCTGTTTTTTACTTTATTTTAGCATGAAACAAGCGCAAATAAAAAAATCAGGCCATGTTGATCTTTTCAACTTCTTTCAAAGATTTGTACTTACCGTAAGCTTCTGAAAAAGGCTGAGTCTGACCCAATCCCTTGCAATAGTAGTCGTTCCTCAAAATGCAACGGCACATCCTTCTCCACGATGGCGCCCACTGCTTTACCTCCAGATCATGTGGAGCATAATCTGGAATAGTGTCATAACCTCTCTTTTTCCACTGACCTATAAACTTGCTAAACCTCTCACGGTAATTTTCTTGCATTTTCTTTGGAAGGGTTTTCAAAAGAAAGTTAGTGTAACTATGCCAAGTATGATCTTTCGGTTTTTCTATCTTATTGCTTCCGTTTATATTACCAGTCTCCTGAGCATATAAAGCACCTGAATTAACTCCACTTACTCTATTGATTAACTTATACCAAGTGTCCGGCTCAAGTATATGATAAAGCCACAACCCTTTTTTCTGGTCATCACCAAAAGGCTGACACAACCTTTGATTGCTAAACTTAACCCCCGCCCTAGTCATAAGATCATATATTTTATTATAACAATATTCCTTATGTTTAGAGTGAAACAACCAAATGTCTTCAGTCCTCCAGTCATATATCGGATAAATATTATAAAGGCCATTAGCTACTTTTGTCGTCCATTTTCTATTGTTCATCATCAAACCATTTTTTTCAGAAACTATAGCCCTATACCGATGCAAACTTTCATCTGACCTAATCCCGATAAATGCACCACATGTTTTCCCCTGAGAGTACCACTTACCAAAAATAACCATTAACTCTTCAAATTCCATCTTGGGAACATAAAAACTATACTGGCTTAGATCACTAGCAAGCTTTGGTTTTTCTCTTACCCAAATATCCTTTTTGTCTTCGTCCCAACACACCCACTTAGGCTCATAGTTTGAAACGGCATTCCTCAACAACAACTCACCACAAAACCAATGAAGGTCTATGTGATCTCGATACCTCTCAACCATCTCCTCTATGTGCGATATAGTTGCTGTATATTGTGCCTCTAAATCTATAATTAAAAGCCCAACCTTTCGCTTTCTTTTAATGGCTTCTCGCATCACCAAGTGAGTCATGACAGTAGAATCTTTACCCCCAGAAAAACTAATGTAAAGCCTTTCAAAGCTATCAAAAGCCTCGGATATTCTTTCTCTCGATGCTGCTAAAACAGACTTTTTTAAATAAACTTTCTTAGACACTTAATATAGCTCCACTTGCTTAGTAGCGTTTAAACCTTGCTCAAGACTTACCACATCCATACCATTATTTGTAAGCCATTTATTCAGAGCATCCAACGCTATCAAGTTAGCCTCGTGTCTCTCTTCTTCAGACATCAAATTAAAACCACCACAAAACTTTGACGGCAAACCAAGAGCATAACACGCCGAAGCTTGCCCAAGCCAAGCAATTCTATTCATAGCTTTATTAGTAAGATAATGCTCACATGAAAACTTCCATTCTGTTATGACTTTCTCTAAAGTTTCTTTAAATAAACTTTTGTCAGATAAAAAGTTTTTATACTCTTCTTCACACTGTTTTTTTGTTTTCCCCTCAACGTTAGAAGCGTAGAATCCTGCCTTGTGACATTCCCAATGGTGGTAGGTGTGAAATATTCTTTGTTCGTCGTTCATGTGCGGTATTCTAACATCGTCGTCGCCGTCATCGTCAGTTATATCTTGCCAATCAGCATCAGATAAAGAATCTTGAGCTTCCCATGCTCTACTAAAATCCTTATCGCTAAAAAGATTTTCAAGCCCCGATATCTGGCAAAGTCTTAAAACCTCTTCTTCGTCCATGCCGAGTTCTCTAGCAATTCTAGAATTTTTCCAATTTCTATTCTTTAGCTCAATGACAATCTCGCTCATTGCATCAATCTGGTGTTTTCCCCTAGCCCTGTTGTGCCTGATCGTAGATGCTATTCTGTCTTTCTTGCCGCTTTGCTCTTTTCGTATGTCAACAACGGGAAGATAACCCTTAACCCTTTCACGTATTGCTTTAGACTCTTTACCTACTCTGTGCCTGTGAAAACCGTCAATTACTTCTGTTTTATCTTTTTCTGGATTGCTCCACGAAACTATCGGCTGAGTGTATCCATCATTATGGATAGATAACTCTAGAAGCTTCATCTCTGTTGGTGCTACTTTATTTGGATTATAGTCGTTTGATACAACAGTGTCGTTTTTTACCCACTTGACAAAATCAACCGGCTCGTCCCGAAAAGGGCTAATGTCATGAATAACAGACCGTACAAAGTTTATCGCCTCTACCTTTTCATCAAGATCTAACCCTTCGATATAACTAACCAACTCCAGCATGTTTTTTTGAATGTCCATAAAATACTCCATGTTATTTGAAAATAATGTATACTGGTTATCTTTTTTGTCAACGTGCCAAATAAAAAAAAGGAGGGAATTATCGTCCCCCCATGCAAACCGCGTTTATTACAAATACAGGCCGGTTGCTTTACCGCTTTTAAGCAAGATCATTTTATCATGATTTGTAGTTGTCTTTCAAAAACTGCCTAAAGTCCTTCATAGACATAGATAAACTTCCCCCAGGGTCGTTCTTTCTCCCTTTGGCTACTTCATCATGTCCAAGTACGTTATCGAATGAGAATGAAGGGTAAGTGTCTTTAAGCCAATAACATAAATCTACCAAGCTTTCTTCTTGCTCTTTAGTGTAAGTCATATAAAAGCCTTTTTCCTGGTTCGGATAATCAGCGTATCTTATGCGGTTTTGTGGTGGAGCATATTTAAACCAAGTCTTTTTATCTGAGCCAAGCTTGCCACCATTGTTTATTTCGATTCCCAAATGATCTCTATGATGATACGTGCCGCAATGATAGCCATGCTCCGTTGCTTTAGTGTCCATGTAAACCGTACCCGATTCGCTCATAGTCCAATATGTATAACCGTTCTTTTTTCCACCGCGTAAAGTATTGATAGACTTTTGCTCTGTGTTAGACCATCCAGCAGTATAGTGAACAATTAAGCCCTTTGGGTCATTATTCCACCTTACTGGCATCCCAATGTCTACTATTTCTCCCTTTGGATAAAAGCCAGTGTAAGCATTTTTTCTATCTGGCTCTTCTTTAATTTGGTCTGCCAATAGCTTAATGCCATACTCTTTTTTTACTCTCATTTCACCATGTCGATTTAAACCTGAAACATGAACAAGAACGTCATTATCACTAAGCCTAGGCTCGTATTCATCTACTGAATTAAAATCAATACTTACTTCAACACTATCGACTGCCGAACCTTTTTCAACCTGAAGATTTTTAAGTTCGTCTAGGGTCATAGACCATTTAAAGTTTTTTATCTCTATGTAATATGGGTCTCTCATTGTTAGGTATAATCCTTCTCTATCCTATTAACTCTTTTATCTATAGACTCTATCCTAGTCTCTAACCGCACTACTGTATCTCTAAGTGAATTTATTTCAACCAGCTTTTTTTCGATGGAAACAATCTTTTCTAAAATCTGATCTATTTTTAATCCTACCTTTGATTCTACTTTTTCAACTTTGCCCAGCTTATCTCTAATCAAATACACAAACATACCAACAAAAACGCCGATAATTATTTTGACAACTTCCGACAAGTCCATAACTTCCCCCTGTGGTTTGATCTATTGTATCACAAGGGAATAGATATATTTAGCCATATCATAAGAAGCCCAGCAAAGAAGTAGCAATGTTAAAAGCCCAATAGACCACTGTGGAACCTTAAGCAGTCTGTCTTTTCGATAAATAACAGATATACCAATGATTAGCATAAATATTGATTGAAATGTTAAAAGCTCTTTATTCATTTCAATACCTGCTTGATTTTAAATGAGAGCATTGTACATAACTATTCCCGTAATAGTCATAAACTCTTGTGTTGCCACAAGAATCAACACTCACAAAATATCTTTGACAATGAAAACCTTGGTATTGATTTACATTAGAAACATTGCTGCAATACTTTTCTACTTCATGTCTTCTGTAGCAATCTCTAATAAAATTACATTTGTCTATTGTCCTATTCGTTTTAACATAAACAATTTTTTCTTCATCTTCACCACATGAAGACAAAAAAAGAAACAAAAATAAAAAAATAAACTTCATTTAAAAACCTCGATTAAAAAACCAACAAAGAACCACCAGAAGAGAAACGGCAGCAACAAATAAACAGACATAAACCCAATACCTCTCAAAATAGACATAAGCAAACATTCCAATTAAAAAAAATGGATAGATACCAAATATAATAATGTAACTTACAACCGACAAAAGAGCCGATTGAATAGCTTTTTTAGATAGTGCCATATTGCCATCACTATAAATGCGAGAAGTTCAAAGAATGAATTTGGGCTATGGTTGGTCATTCCACCGGCTCCTGATTAAGTCCATAGTTGTCTAAGCAGTATTCTTCAATCAACTGGTTAGCTTCTTTGCGTCCAATGTTCTCATCAACGTGTCTTATCAACATGCCTAAAATGTTATGAGTGTAGGCACCAGAATTAGCTAACTGTGCCTCTATTTCTAACTGAGCATCTTCATAGGTTTCTATTTCGTTTAGCTTCATAATCTAAAAAATCCTTACCACACTTAATTAAATTACCAGCCGCGTCATAATGATACACAGTCCCGTCTTTGCCGGTTTTCATTGTTTCCATTTTGTTACTACACTTGTAATCAAATTTGTAATCTTTGCAACCTGCGATTAAAAGAATTAAGATTATTTTATTTAAGGTCATGCACCCGCACCATTTCTTTTAAATGATGATGAAGATGATTTATGTTATCTCTTTGTACACGCATGAAACCAGGATAACTTATATCTGAATCATAATCATCAAGCCCATGAGCAATTAAGATATTATAGAACTCTTTTATTTCATCTAGCTTTTGATTTACTTTATCTTCTGCCATTCTAGCTGCTCCAACTTCTATGAATTAACTTCATCGCTTATTATTTGTTTCAAATTTTTTGCCACCCCCTAGAGTATTCCTAGGGGATCTTCGTTTATGATTATGTCCATTGCTTCTTCTGTGTTTTTTTCGGCAAGCCTCGCCTTCATGTTTGCTATAGTTTCCGGTGCTACATCTGCAACTTTAAACTCTTCGCCAGCTTCGATTGTTTCGTAGATGATTTTCATTTTCATGTTGTTTTCCTTTGTTGTTTTGTTTAGCGCCCCTCCCTTGGGGCAATTGTGTTATCTCATCTGTGAACATTTTTGTCAACAAAAAAGATAAAAAAAATATTAGCTGTAGTGGCTCCACTCGTAACGCTCCCGCGCTATCTTCTCCGCGTCGAAGTCATAGTTCCAGCGCCCGAAGTCTTCTAATTTTAAACGGCGGGTGCGACTTCCCTTGATTGTCACTGTCTTGTCAGTGATTGAGACAATTTTGCCAGTGTAAGAAAAGTTGTATGCGTCATAAACGGCTTCATCGCCAATCTGAAAG